TCAGATCATCAAAGTGATGGACAGGATGAAGGCAGGCGCCCGCAAGGCTGGCCGTGTCTCTAGTGTTAGCGGCACTGACATCACGATTGATCAGGCAATCACAGTTGCTGCAAATGACACCATTAGCGTCGTTTTGCCTGATGGCAGCGTTGAGCAGCAGACGATTGATGCGGCAAGTACAGGCACAACCATTTCAGTTGGCACTGCATTTAGTCAGACCCCAGCCGCGCAAACTGTTTTCCTGATCGAAACCACCGATCTTGTTACCCAGTTATTCCGAGTTGTTTCTGTTACTGAGGAGGAGGAAACTTTCCAGATTGTTGGCCTGAAACATAACCCAGGTAAATACAACCACATTGAGTTGGGCAATGTCTTACAGCCACGCGAAATTTCTGTTCTAAATGAAGACCCAGAAGCTCCTACTGGATTGAGCATTGATGAGAGGCTTGTCGAAAGTGGCAACCGTGTTACCGGCGAAATTACGCTTTCTTGGAAGTCAGTTCCTAACGCAACCAAATATAAAGTTGCTTACAAGCCAAGTTTTTCAAGCTCTTACATAAACCTAGAAGATACTGCCTACAATTCGATCACATTTAAGACTGACTACACTGGCAGCTTTAAGTTTAGGGTTCAGGCATTTACTGCGCTTGGCCGCAGATCCAAGATTGCGGAGATTACAAGGAACATCACAGGGAAAACGGCTGTACCTGGCAATGTGCAGAATTTAAGTTTTGAGGCGATTGACACGAAGAGGGGAACATTGCGCTGGACTGAAACCGTTGATCTTGACGTAAAAGTTGGCGGTAAAGTTCACATCAAGCACTCAGGCAAGACTGATGGCACTGGGAACTGGAACAACAGTGTCACGCTAATTAAGGCTGTTGCTGGTAGCTCAACAGAAGCAACAATTCCACTGCTTGAGGGTGAGGTTTGCGTCAAATTTGCTGATGATGGGGGACGCTTCAGCGAAACAGAGACCAGCATCATTATTGACCTGCCTGATACTTTAGGGTCTAAGACAATTCAAACGCGGAGAGAAGATCAAGACTCCCCGCCATTCCAAGGGCAAACAAATAACACGTTCTACTCAGATGAATATGACGCTTTAACGCTGGATGGTTCTGACGACATCGACGATGTAACGGATGATATTGATGACCTTACTAGCATAGATTTCCTAGGCGACATTGAAAGCAGCGGAACTTATGAATTTGCGGACACCTTGGATTTAGGCGACATTTTCAGCCTTTCACTCAAGCGTTATTTTGTAACCCGTGCTTTCTTGCCTAATGATCTTTGGGATGATCACACGGACAACATCGACGACTGGGATGATATTGATGGCAGCGACATTAGTAGCGTTGACGCCAAGCTGATGATCAGGACCACAAACGACGATCCGAGCGGAAGCCCAACGTGGAGTGATTACAAGGAATTTGTAAATGGCAATTTCAAAGCCCGCGCCTTCGAGTTCCGTGCTGATCTAACAAGCGAGGACACCGTAGAAAACATTTTGGTTGATGAGCTAGGTTATGACGCAACCTTTGACCGTCGCACAGAAAACAGCGATGCGGCTGTAGCTAGTGGGGCTGGGGCGAAGTCCATCACCTTTGATAATGGCTTTTTTGTTGGCACTGCCTCGCTAGGCGGGCTGAACTCCCTGCTCCCATCTGTTGGTATCTCGGCAATGAACATGCAGAGCGGTGACTACTTCGAGCTGAGCAGCATCAGCGCCACTGGCTTCACGGTGCATTTCAAAAACTCAAGTGATGCGAGTGTTGATCGTAATTTTAGATGGACAGCTGTTGGCTATGGCAAACAAGGGTAAAGTGGTGTAAAAGTCACACGGTCCCAGCATACAAATGGCCCAGCACGACTACGACATTGCCAACCAGTCTGGCGCGGCGTTTAGAAGTGATCTAAATAATGCCCTGGATGCCATTGTTACCACCAACAGCGGATCAACAGAGCCCGCCACGACGTTTGCCTTTCAGTTCTGGGCAGATACGAACGCAAACCAGCTCAAGATGCGCAATGCAGCCAATGACGGCTGGATCGTAATTCTTGAGACTGACGGCGAAGTTCCCGCTAAGACTTTTACGGGCGATATCACGCTGAATGCTCAGTCAGATGTGCGCTTTGCTGATTCTGATTCAAGTAACTGGGTAGCATTTCAAGCCCCTGCAACTGTCAGCAGCAACGTAACTTGGACGCTGCCGGACGCGGACGCTACTACCTCGGGGCAAGCGCTTGTTAGTGATTCATCGGGAACGCTAAGTTGGGCAGCGGTTAGCGGTGATATTAGCGACACAGCCCCTGAGCGTACTTTTACCAATACAACTGAGGAAGATACAGACGGCGGGCGCGAAAGCAAAATTACATTTAAGGGCGAACAATCAGGCGGCGAAGTATCAACTCTTGCTCAAATCGAAATATCACACGATGGCACAAATGATGACGAAAAAGGAAAAATTATATTTAAGACAAACGATGGAAGTGATGGCTCAAGCCCCACAACCCGCCTCACAATTAATAGTTCGGGGTATAACCTTCTCAAGGGATTTAATCGGCGACCGCCTCTTCATCGCGGCCCCATTTTTTCTAAAACAGCAGCAGCAACAATTAGTGTCGCTGCAAACTCTACGCTGAATGGATTTTTCTATAGTTCAGCCACTGCTGTAACTATGCCAACGCATAGTGATAATACGGATTATGCAATTTGGCAGCACCCGACCGATGGCAGCTTGGTTGCCGATGCCAGCTTTACTTCAGCCCCTGCGGGCGCCACAGGCGGTTCAATCGTTGGTGGGTATCACTACATTCCCAGTGGCAGACCTACTGCCGTAAACAACGGTAGCCCTACTGCTGCGGCTGAGATTCTTGAGTACAGCATCTGGGATCTGACATGGAGGCCATCATGCCCTGATCCACGCGGCATGGCATGTATTGATGAGCGATTCTGGTGCGATCTTTATTTCTGCGGCGCCACCAGCTATGCAGGAACTGATTTTAGCGCAGTGCCAAGTAGCAAGATTGGGCTGACCATTGCTGACGAAAACGCTCCTCCACTTGTCCCTGCGTTCTATGGCGGTGATGGCTCTACTAACTATGCAGATGACAGCACACTGGAAAAAGGTTGTTGGTATGACTTCTGCGAAGTTGCTAGCAGTTTTGGCAAGCGTTTGCTAACGATGAGTGAATTTCAGGTTGCTGCGTTTGGCGCACCGGAAGCTGGAAGCCGTGGCTCTGATCCAGGCACTGTTATTTGGGAACGTGCATCTAAATGGGGGTTGGCGCAAGCAACAGGCACCTTGTACTCGTGGGGTGCTGACTTGCTGTTTAGAGATGTAAACTCACAAACTTTTGCCTTTCGGACAGGTGTAACGAGAGGTCGTGGTGATGTGTATCAACAAGGCGATGACGATTCTCTTGTTGCGGTCTTCCTGGGTGGCAACTGGATCGATGGTTCCTCTTCCGGTTCTCGCACGTCCCTCTGGGCCTTTCAGCCATGGTATGCGATCAGCAGCATTTCTGCTCGCTTCGCCGCCGAGCACCTTGTGACCTGCTAAGAGGCGCGACAGCGCCGACGGCCATGACAGCAAAAAGAGCAACGGCACAACCGGGCAAGGAAGCCCATGGTCTTTACATGCTTGAAAAATATGAGCGTGTCATCGAATATCTTTATCCGATTGCCCAAAACATTCCAAGAAAACATGGTGTTTTCCGTGATCTTTTAATTGAGCATCTGTTTCATACTGCACAGCTTCTCGCTGACGCGATTAAGGTTAATCAATTGAATCGTTGTTATTTGCTTGATTCGGCTATTGCCCAACTTAGGATGCTAACTCGTTTCATGGTGCATCATAAAAGAAAAATGATTACTGAACATCAGCTTGAGGTAGCACAAGGAATGATTGCAGAAGTTGGCAGCATGTTAGGTAAATGGATTTGTAGATTAAAGAAGAAACCCGCAGTATGATGACATTGGGTGCAAGGGGTTTTGCGGTCATCCTGGGTGGCAACTGGAACAATGGTTCCAATTCCGGTTCTCGCACGTCAAACTGGAACAATCAGCCATGGAATGCGAACAACAACATTTCTGCTCGCTTCGCCGCCGTGGCAACTGATCCGTGCCATTACGCTCCTTTGTTTTTACGAGGCATTGGGCAGGTACTACAACAAGGTGCCAGCCTTTGCATCCAGCTTCGGCAAACTCAGGGCCGAGTGGTAGCAATGGCAGGGAGTAGTTCGTCGAAACCTGCCGCTACTTTCTGATGGGTACCAAATTTCGCAATTTGTATGGACAAATTTACGATTGGGATAATTTATTATTTGCTTATAAAGAGGCAAGAAGGGGCAAATCGTATAGCAGCTCATATCTTGAATTTAAGGAATATGCCTTTCTAAATCTTAGAGGACTGCAAGATCAACTAAAAGAAGAACAATGGCATCCTGATCCACAGCTACAATTTCAAATTTCTGACCCCAAAAAACGCACGATATCGTGTCAAAGTTTTCGTGACCGTGTGCTGCATCACGCCTTAGTGCAAGTTGTGGGACCAATACTTGATGCCGCAATGATGCCCCAGGTATTTGCCTGCCGAGTCGGCTTGGGAACACATCGATGCGTCACCCGGATGCAACAGCTCATGCGACAGAACTTTGATGCGTGGGTGCTGCATGTAGACTTTAGCAAATTTTTCCCCACCATCCCGCAGGATCTTCTGCTGGGTTATCTAGGTAAGAAAATTACATGTCAACGCACGTTGCTGTTAATTAGAAGGGTGTTGAGTGTGCAACCCCAAGGGCTTCCAATTGGTGCATTGACAAGTCAGATCTTTTGCAACTACTGGGGTGGGAAGCTCGATCGTTTTATTGCTGCTACCGGCAACGGCAGGTTTGTACGCTACATGGATGATGCTGCAATTATCGTAGACAGCAAATCTGAAGGCATGGCACTGCGAAAGGACATCTGTAACTTTGTCGAGATTGAAATGCATCAACAAATTGGCAAGTGGAGCCTTATGCCAGTCAAGCGTGGTTTTACCTTTTGCGGATTTCGCATTCGCCGTAAGTTTAAGCTAATCAAGCGTCAATCAATGATTCGGCAACGCCGCAAATTATCACTGATGTTGAAACACGATGAATACGATGCCTGGAAAAGATCTCAAATTTCCTGGATGGGGCATCTGCGCTATAGTGATGGGTACAATGCCCTGATGTCTCTGGGTCTTGCACCGCCATGAACATTTTTAACACCACTGCTGATCTTCAAGCAGCACCAAACACCCCTGAAAAACAAGCATTTCTTCAGGCGCTGCTAAACGACTACATCACATTTGATGACGCTGAATATCCAGAGGGCTATGACCACACCTTAAAAGAAGATGATGATGGCTATATCGCCCCTATACTTCGCAGAGTATGGAACGCCAACGCCGCTAAAGCGTGGGGATTCAATAACCGCAATGAGATTGAGTCTTTATAACCAAGAATGCCAGCAATACTGCTTACCGTTTTTGTTTTCCTTAACAGCCATAAGCACTGGGAGATGAGCTGCCAGCATTACCGTGATGCTGTAGAAGCGCTTTACGCTGATCCGTATTTCTCATTGCCGCAGAACCGTTCTGCGCGTAGAGATATACATGAAAAATTTAAGCTGCACACAAACAAGCTTTGTTACGGTGAACTCACCTAC